TTGCAGACCCAATTAGTGTATATGAAGGAACTTTACTTCAAAGAGTATATCGAGTTGATACTACAAAGGAATTAAGGTATATAATTGATAGTCCTAACATTGATAGTTCAACATTACGTGTTTATGTCAAAGGTGCAAGTGATGTTGGACTTGGTAGAAAGTATTCAATGGTTGATAATATTTTAAATGTTGATAAAAATTCTGAAATATACTTAGCACAAGAAGTTCAAGATGAAAAATATGAAATATTATTTGGAGATGGTTTATTTGGAAGAAAATTAGAAAATAGTTCTATCATCACTGCAAGATATATTGTTACTGATGGAGAAACTGGTAATGGTCCTTCTAACTTTAGTTTCCAAGGTTCATTTACAAAGAGTGATGGAACATTATTTACACCATCTGATAATATAGTTATTACTACCGTTAATAACGCTTCTAATGGTGCTGAAGTTGAAGATGTGTCCTCTATTAAGTATTTTGCTCCAAGACTTTATTCAGCACAATATAGAGCAGTTACACCAAGAGATTACGAAGCTATAATTGGTACAATTTTTCCTCAAACTGAATCTGTTTCTGTTGTAGGTGGAGAAGAATTAGATCCACCACAATTTGGTAAAGTTCAAATTAGTATTAAACCAAAAAACGGAACATTCGTATCAGATTTTGATAAATCTCAAATTAAAAATAAATTGAAGAGTTACGCTATTGCTGGTATAAATTCTGAAATAGTTGACTTGAAGATACTATATGTGGAATTAAACTCAACAATATATTATAATCCTGCTCAAATTGCATCTGCTGCAAATTTAAGAACTGAGATTATAAACTCATTAGATCAATATGCTAAAAACGTTGAAATTAATAAGTTTGGTGGTAGATTTAAATATAGTAAAATAAACACTTTGATTGACAGAGTTGATAATGGAATTACATCAAATATAACAAAAGTAATTGTCAGAAGAGATATGAAAGCTCTACTTAATCAATTTGCACAATATGAGTTATGTTTTGGTAATCGTTTTTATGTTAATCCAGCAGGTTATAATATCAAGAGCACAGGATTTACTATCACTGGATTTTCAAACGTTGCGTATATAACCGATATTCCTAATAAAGATGCCTCTGGTAATTTAGATGGAAGTATGTTAGGAACACTCAGTGTAGTAACAAAAAATGATAGAGGTCAACAAGTGGTTTTAGTTAAAGAAGCTGGTATTGTTGATTATAAAAAGGGTGAGGTAATACTAAACACCATCAATATTACATCAACAACTGCACAAAATAATATTGTTGAAGTTCAAGCCTTCCCAGAATCAAATGATATTGTTGGATTAAAGGATCTTTACTTGAGTTTTGATGTTTCAAATACTGTAATAAATATGAATAAGGACGTAATCGCTTCGGGTGAAGATGTTTCAGGAATTGTATTTACAAGAGATTACTACACATCAAGTTACTCTAATGGAGATTTAGAGAGGAAATAATTTATGTCAAATATTGACAAAAGAATAAAAGTCAATACGATTATTGAGAATCAGTTACCTGAGTTTGTGGTGACTGATTTTCCAAAAGCCGCTGAGTTTTTGAAGCAATATTATATCTCTCAAGAATTTCAAGGAGGAGCAAGTGATTTAATTAATAATTTTGACCAGTATTTAAAACCAGATAACTTAGTACCTGAAGTTGTAGTAGGTCTTACAACCACTTCCGCAGATATCTCTTTAACAGATACTACCATAACTGTTCCTAGTACAAAAGGTTTTCCATCAGAATATGGATTACTTAAGATTGATGATGAAATTATATCTTATACAGGAATAACTTCTACAACATTTACTGGTTGTATTCGTGGTTTTAGTGGTATATCAGGTTATAATGTTGGAATATCTTCTTCACTCTTGGAGATTAATCGTGAAAGTTTAATTTTTGACAACACAACAGCAGAAACTCATACATCTAATACAACTGTTACAAACTTATCTGTATTATTTTTACAAGAATTTTTCAAAAAACTTAAGAAAACTTTTTTACCTGGTTTAGAAAATGAAGAATTTGCATCAAACTTAGATGTAGGTAACTTTGTCAAGTTTGCTCGCTCTTTCTATCAGTCAAAAGGTGTAGAGGAGTCGATTAGAATATTATTTAAAGTATTATATGGAGTTGATTCAAGAGTTCTTGATTTAGAAGGAAATCTAATTAAACCTTCCGATGCAGAATTTATACGTCGTGAAGTTGTAGTTGCTGATGTAATTGGAACTGGTGAACCTCAAAACTTAACAGGTCAAACAATATTTAAATCAACTGACACTTCAACTAATGCGTCAGTTTCAGAAGTAGAAATAATTAAAAGAGAAGGTAGAAATTATTATAAAATTGCATTGTTTGTTGGATTTAGTGATCGTGACTTGATTGAGGGTGTATTCACAGTACCAGGCAAGACTAGAGTTCTTGATAAAGTTGATGCAGGTGCAACAATAATAAATGTTGATTCAACTGTTGGTTTTGGTACTACTGGAACTGTCATCAGTGGATCTAATTCTAAAATTGATTATACTTCAAAATCAATAAATCAATTTTTTGGATGCACTGGTGTAGGAGTTGGTATAGGAACTGCAGATGACCTTAGAGATAATGAGACTATCTTTGGATATGAAAATGGAGATTTAACAAAAAGAGTTGATTTAAGAATTACTGGTGTATTATCTGAGTTAGTTCCAATTACAGATATTAGTTTAATTAATGAAGGAGAAAACTTCTTCGTTAAAAATATTGGTGAAAAAATAGAAAATGATAGTGAAAATTATAAACAAATTTTTTCAAATTCATGGATTTACAATACAAGTTCAAGATTTCAAGTTGATATTCCAGTAGGTAGTTCTACATTTACATTAAAAACACCGATTGATAAATCATCTCTTAAAGTTGGTGATCGATTCGATATTTTAAAGAGAAACGAACAGGTTATTGCTGGTAGTGGTACTGTTGCGAGTATTAACACAACCTTAAATCAGATAACAGTTTCAAACATTGCTGGATTTACACAAAATGCAAATCAAGAATATGATATTCGTAGAAAAATTGAAAAGGTATCTAGTTCAGGTGTGTCTATAGCAAAGGGTAATGATAATATTATTGCAGACACTTTGAGTGTTTATGTTGATGGAAATACTGATGGTTATGTTGCATCAAATTCTCTACCAAGTTATGATATAACAACTGATATTATTGAAGAGACTCTTACTGGAGGAACTGCTGCTGGATTAGACGCATTTAATCCTTTAAATGATCGATATAGTTTTATTAATTTCCCTCTTTCAAGAAATATAAAATTTATACAAGGTGATGCTGTTACATATCAACCTGAAGGTGGAGGACTGATTGGTTTAGATACTGGAAGAACATACTTTGTAGACCCTGTTATACCTGAACCAGGTCAAGATATTACAAAAATTAGAATATTTAATTCTTTAGCTCAAATCGGATCTGCAAGTACAGTTCAAGTTGGTCCAACTACATCCACAACTGATATTCATAGATTCGTTTTACAGAAACATTCAAGTAGAATATTAGAACCAGATAAAATTATAAGGAAGTTTCCATTATCACAAAATCTTTTTGTAGCATCAAATCAAGACATACCTACAAATGATATTGGAATATTAATCAATGGTGTACAAATTCGTTCACCTATTTCAGATAATCAGATATATTATGGTCCTTTAGAGTCAGTTGATTTATTAAATGGTGGTAATGGATACGATGTTTTAAATCCACCAATTGTTGGAATTGAAACAAGTAGTGGAGTTGGTGCTGCAGTTGAACCAGTAATTCAAGGTACAGTCAAAGAAGTATTTGTTGATCCTCAAGAATTTGATATTGATGCAGTTACAAGTATTTCACTAACTGGCGGTAACGGAAGTGGGTGTTTACTACAACCAATATTAGGAACTCGAAATAGAGAACTTCTATTTGATAGTAGAGATATTTTCTTTAATGGTGGGGTTGATATAGTAAATGAAACTATTACATTTAAATCTAATCATAATTTAACTGATGGGCAACTTATATATTATGGATCTAATGGAAATAGTCCAATCGGTATCGGAACTGCATTTGATTTTGAAAATAAAATTAGTGGAACATTATCTGATGGTGCTCCATATTATGTAAGGTCTATAAATCCATCAACAGTTAGGATATTTAATACTCCAACAGATGCATTGTTTGGAACTACTGGTATAAACACTGTTGGATTATCTACAGATACCGCTGCAAGTGGTATTCATAAATTTACAACAGAAAGTAAAAATACTTTAGTTGCAGTCAAAGTTTTAGAAGAGGGTTCTGGATACACACACCGAAAGTTAAGAGTTAAACCTGCTGGTATATCAACTTCATTGAATGTCATCACGTTTAAAAATCATGGTTTTAATAGTGGAGAAATTGTAGAATATTCTGCAGAAACAACAGCAATACAAGGATTAAGCACTACATCATCTTATTATATTAAAAAATTAACAGATGATACTTTCCAATTAGCAGACGCTGGAATTGGTGGAACCTCTAATACAAATTTCAATAGAGGTAAATATGTTGATTTTACTTCTAATGGTGAAGGATTCCAGATATTTAATTTTCCTCAAATTAAAGTAAATGTTGATGTTTCTTATGGTTCAACAATTACTGGTGATATTACAATTACTCCTGTAGTAACTGGTGAATTAATTGGTGGATATCTTTATGAAGAAGGAACAAATTATGGTTCTACCACTTTAG